CTCCTGAATCGGAGGAGGAGGATAATGATATGAGTGAGACAGAGTAAATGAGTTGTATCTATGAACTATAGGATTGGTCCAATACCAAGCATTTCATTGAGACATAAAGGTTCTTGATACTTAAATTGATAAATCTCATTCTGATTCTCCTTAAGGGGCTGCTGTTAAACAAAACTACTGAGAACCAACGAATCAATCAAATCAATATTGATATAGGTTATCCCTAGTAACTCCCTAAAGGAGAACAATGTCAGCCTATCAATGGAGAAAGAGACTGGAGGAATGTCAGGAGAAACTAGGTGCCTCCACAATCTCAGCACAGGAGTGGAAGAAGGTTGCCGAGAATAGACTGATATTGTTGCAAAGATTAGACTCTGCAATTACAGAGCATTTGCTCTCGGTAGCAGAGACTGGGGTGATTTTTGGAGTCACTCATGATATAGAAGCAGAGGCCTGGGAGTCTACAAAGGGCTTCTCAGGAGGGCAACTGGCTTCATACATTATGGGGAAAATAGAAATTGCATCGATATATACTAGGGACCTGATGAAGGAAGCTGCGGCTATCCAGGTAACCTTAAGTGATACTTATGACCACGCTTGTAAAGCTCTGGAAGTTGGGAGACCTATAGATGATCTAACCATTCCTGACATCACCAGCCGTGTAAGTGTTCCTTCATCCCCCTTGAGAGATCTGGTAGATGAGCTCAACAATGATTCCCCTCCCACCTCTTGCAAGAAATCTGATCTAATGACCAGATATGCACCCCAGCACACAGAGATTGTTCAGGACCATGCGGAACAGGCTCTTGCTCTCTTCAAGAAATAATCTTCATAACCTTTTTGATCAAGTAGGGTAAGTGATAGAGGCATAATCTCTATAAGGACTCAGATAATGAACAGCAAATTGAGAACCACAGACGAGTCAAATTATTAAAAAGAAGGATTGGATTAGGCAGTCAGCGATTCTCTGAAAGCAGTGTGACTTTGTATCGACGATTGTAATCATTGTATCACCGATGCCTTATCCCCCTACTGCTAAGTCTGGGAGGCCATCTCACCCAGCTCAGGCAGTCCAACTATCAGGGGATGCCGATAAGATCTTGAGGAATCAGTCATCCTACACAGAATATGCTTTATCGGTGCGGTCAAAGGTTAATACAGTAATGGAAGCTGGATATGAAGCCATGACAGAAAATGCTCGTCGAGGTAAGCAGCTCTATGA